TGATCCTGGCGCCACCGGATCGCAGGGGCCTGCTGGGGCGCCTGGAGCGCAGGGGCCGCAGGGTGACACCGGGACGGCCGGATCAACGGGCCCACAGGGCCCGCAGGGCGATCCTGGGCCTACCGGCGGTCAGGGCATCCCAGGTACTGCCGGCGCCACCGGGCCGCAGGGCGCGCCTGGCGCCACCGGCTCGCAGGGGCCGCAGGGGCCGCAAGGTCCGCAGGGGCCACAGGGCGTAATGGGTCCAAGCGGTCCACAAGGCCCGGCTGGTGCTGGCACGCCCGCGACGGCGCTGCCGCTGGTCGATGCTACGCCGGGCGTCGTCGGCGTCTCCGGTGCATTTGCGCGCGAGGATCACGTTCACCCGACCGATACCTCGCGCGTCGCCAAGGCCGGTGACACTATGACCGGTTCATTGCAAATCACCGGTGCAAGCTCAAACCTCGGCATCGGCACCGCCGCGCCGCAGCGGCGTTTCCACTATGTCGGCCCGAGCGGGCCGGTGGCCGTGCTCCCGACCTTGGGCGCGCCCGACCTCGTGGTCGAGAACAACGGGCTTGCCAATATCTCGATGATCGACGGTGGGGGCACGCTGGGTTCAGGGCTGCGCTTCTTTACGTCGGGTGCTGCCGCTTCCTATGCGAACATTTTCGGCTCAGATAATTCGGCCGCGCCATTCGTGCGACTTTCGATCGGCGCCGTCGAGAAGGTCAAATGGACCGCGACCAACGTCAACATCACGCCGACCACGCCCGCGACCACGCCCACGAGCGGCGCGTTGACCGTGGCCGGCGGTCTTGGCGTTGCCGGCGCCGTTGTTGCCGGTGGCGCCCACGTCTGCGGCGGGACGGCCAATGCCGCCCCCGCGCTCGATGCATCCGGGCAGACCTTCACGGTTGCCAACGGCGCCAACGTCCCGCTGTTCAGCCCGGGCTCAGGCATGGTGCTCATCTGCAACCAGACCACTGGCGAAACCATTGCTTATTTCGTCGGCGGCGGCAGCTCGCGCATGATCGGCGCGGCCTATGGGGCCTGGATCGACGGGACGACCACGCCGGCGGCCGGCAAGCAGACCGTTGCCTACAACGGGTCGGCCTATGCCGTTTATAACAACGTCGGGTCGACGCAAAGCTATGTCGCGATGTGGTTCCGCGCGCGGCCGTTCAATTAGGAGGCCACGATGGCAATTGATCTCGGCACCGCGCCGGCGACCATCAACAAGTCGGATAAGACGTGGCGCGTTGAGCTGTTCATTGACGATGTGACCGATGTCGGCCAGTTGCGCTTTCATCGCGAGATCAAGGCCAAGAATACGGAAACCGGCCAGGCCACGCACGACAAGAACGCCATCCCGACGGTGGTGCGCGAGCAGCCGCAAGTGGCGACCAAGAGCTACACCGCGGCGGGCGTCACCGCGACCGGGCAGCAGATATTGGCGTTGATCAACAAGATGTCCGACACCGAAAGGCAGGTCGACATCGATGCCGGGATCGGGGTTTGAGGCATCCATGCCGATCGACTACATCGCACTGCTGTATGACCCGGTCTATGCAGAGCTTGGCGTGCCGGCGGTAATGAACGGGGCCGACATCACCGTCATCGACGACACTCGGCCGAAGACGCTGCCGATCTCATCCGCCGTGACGGCATCCTCTTTTGCAGAAGTGCGCAGCGTCGGGCCTGGAGCCTTTGCCCGCATCTATGAACTGACCGCAAAGGGCATCGCGCGGGCCGGCTATGTCGACGCGGCTCTCACCTTCAACGGCCGGACATGGACCGTGCGATCGTATGAATTGCGCGGTAGTCCGATGGGTGAGGATTGGGGCGAAGTGCGGTTTCTGCTGAAGGCCGATGCCTGATGGTTGATGTCCGCGAGGACATCTTGGTGCGGCTGCTCGAGGTGGTCGCCAGCATTCCCAATATCCGGTCCGCGCAGCGCAACAATGTCGATATCCCGGAAGATCAGTTGCCGGCGGCGCTCGTCTTCGACGGCGATGAGGAAACCGACGACGCATCTGATCTGTCGATGCGGCCAGCCAATCGGCCGACCGTCGTCCGCATGCAGCCCGAGATCGTCATCGCCGAACAGGCTGACGAGGTCGGGTCGGATCTGACGACGCTGCGGCGCGAGCTGATCCGGCGGGTGCTCACCGACGTCGCGCTCAACGAACAGATCGTGAGGACCGGACGGCACGGCAACGGTGCGATCCGCTATCTCGGATGTCAGACCGACCTCGGCTGGGGCCGCTCACTGCAAGGCGCGCTGCGCGCTCAGTTCATGTTCAAGTATTCACTCAAAATAGAGGAGCTATAAGGCCATGCCCGCTTCGCCCAGCATCCAGAACTATCACATCGGGAAGGGGATCGTGTCGTTCAAGCAGGATGGTGCGTCCAGCTTTGTCGATCTCGGCAACGCTCCGAGTTTTGTGTGGTCGCCGAAGATCGAGAAGAAGGAACACTTCAGCAGCCGCGAGGGCGTCAAGACAAAAGATTTCACGGCGATCACACAGACCGGCGCAACAATCAAAATGAAGCTCGACGAGATCAATGGCGAGAACCTCGCGATCTTCACGCTCGGCGAGGTCGGCACCGATACCGATGGCAACGTCACGGTGCAGGCGTTCAAGAAAACCGAGATCGCCGGGATCTTCCGTGTGGTCGGCACCAACGACATCGGCCAGCAAGTCGATTACGAGGGCAGAGCCTCGGTCAACCCGACTGGCGACTTCTCATTCATCACCGACGCCGACGACTTCAGCACTTTGGAGATCGAGTGCGAATGCCAGAAGGACGATGTCACTGGCAGCTTCGGCGTCTTCACCGTCCGCGATGAAAACGTTTCGGCATGAGGGAATGCACAATGGCCGACTTGTTGGATATTGCACCGTCGACGGCCTGCGAGGCCGTCTGGATCGATCGGCAGCGGATTATTGTGCGCGGCATCTCGGTCGACGCGATCGCATCCATCATCGCCCGGTTTCCCGAGCTAAAGGCTCTGGTTAATGGCGGTGACATCGTTCCGCGCCTGATCCAAGGATGCGGCGCGGCGGTCGGGCCTATCATTGCGGCTGGGTGCGGACATCTCGCTAACGAGACCTATGAGCAGCATGCGGCCAAGCTATTGCCCGAGCATCAGGTTAAATTTCTCAAGGCCATTTTCGAACTGACATTCCCAAACGGGATCAGCTCCTTCGTCGAGGAACTGACCGGCCTCATCGGCGGGGCGGGCGAGGGAGCAAAGACCGTCAAGATACGCTCGCGGAAATCGCCATCGCCATCGTCGCCCTCGTCCGACGAGGCTTCCCACCCGACTTTGCAATGACGCTGACGCCGCGGCAGATCGCAGCCTATCTCGAATTTGGCGAGAAGCTCGACCGCATGGAGCGGGCGAACGATCTCGCGATCGCCGCTATTGGTGCGCAGGGCGACAAGAATGCGATCGAGAAGACGATCAAGGAATTGGGCGGGTGAAGCACGTCAATCGCAAACTGTGATGGAGGTGTTGCTATTCCATGCGGATCTGCAGACCGACTTTGGCGCGGGCTGGCCTTGCCTAAGCTGCTCGGCTGGCGTGAGCCTGCTACGTGTGCCGAATTCGCGAGGCGTCAAGCCAGGATACTGATCGAGCATTGGATCGGCCCGCCGTTGCTGGGCAGTGAGCGGATCGCCGAGCCGGTAAGCTCGGGCCTCATCTGCGGAAGCGGCTACCGACGTGAGCAGCATGGCAGCGGCAGTCAAGAAAGCGATTTTCATTGGTTATGTCCTATATGACGTTGCGTCAGGTAAAATGACGCAGTCCATAACGTGCTGCAATAACATCTTTCGGGGTGGAGTTGCTGCATTGCGCCAAACATTTGATTTTTCGTGCCAGGGCCGCTGAATGAGGCTCATTTTTTCGCCGCAAGAGGCTGTTTTCGAGCGGTGGCTCAAGGAGCTCGAGAAGCAAATCCAGGAGGCCAAGGCTGGCGCGGTGAAGGATGCGGCCGCGCTGGCGATCAAGGAGGGGCGGGCGAACATAGCCGGCGCCGGCTTTCCGGCGCGGTGGCAGCGCACGCTTCAATCGAGGTTCTACCCCAACAAGGAAACGGGCGACCCGGCGGCGATCGTCTTCGACGTCATGCCCTTCGCCTCGGTCTTCGAGACAGGCGCTACCATTCGAGGCCGG